GACCCTAACTACGATACGATGGAGACAGACTTGTACGGCTCTTGGGCTGATGATGAACACGATTATTAAGGTCGGGTTCTAAGTCGGGAATTTTTATGCACAATAAAATTCCCTACGGGGTAGTACTACACAATATATATAAACAATAAAAATATACGGCAGCGCCTCCAGGTAGAACTTGTTCTTGTTGTAATTTTATCAGGCCCGAAAAAAAAACTTGCAACTCTTGGTTACTTATAGTAATCTATAGATATTAACAAAGGAGATAGATATGAGTTATGAATATTTAATAATAGATACAGACGGAGAGGAAACTCACGTTACGGCAGATGAAAAACCTGATCTATATAAAATGCAAGAGATAGTCGAAGGAAATATAGAATTGGTAGCTTGCAGATATGGAAATGGAACAAAAGCTATGATCATTAATGAGGAAGGTAAATTAAAAAATTTAGATGTGAACTCTAAAGCTAGTGAGATGTATTTAGATTTGCATGACGTAAAAGATTTGATTGTAGGCAAAGCTATTGTATTTAAGAACTTTGAAATAGAAGATTAAATGCTCTTTGAAGCAGTAGTGATTTGTTTAGGACTTTTAATCTTAATTAATTACTTTACTAAATAAGTATGAATAATAAAATTAGAGAATTTTACATATATACAGACAATGGCAACAATACTTGGAATTGGGAGTTAGACCAAACAGATCAAGTATTTCAAGACTATTTAGAATATAAAAATGATCCTTCGTTTACAATTGAGATACAAGATTGGACTGACGAAGAATATGAATATGTAGAAATTTTTCCTAAAGATGAAGGTATTAGTAATTTTCCAAAGCAAGTTCAAAAATCAATACATAAAGTATTAAATCAAATTAAACAAAATCATGAATAAAAAACTAGGAGAAAAGTATTGACAAAATGTAAACTGTCCTGTAAGATAAGATCATAACAATTAACAAAGGAGAAAAGTTATGCAAATAAGAAAGATATTAATGAAGGTTGTTCTACAAGATGGAACAGAATGTTACCACGTTGAATATGACCCAATTGATCTTAAAATAAATAATGTCAATTATGTTGTGAACGGCGAATGGAAAACAATTGATATGGAAGAAGTTATGTCACTTAACGAAGAAGAAATTAGAAGATTAAGCAGTCCCACAAACACTAACTAATCTTTTTCTTTGTTAGCCAAAACCCACTTAACTGTGGGTTTTGTGCTATCTGGGACTCTATTAGACAGAAAATCGGGTCGGAATTCGGAACGCTGGGATCGGCGGGGAACCATTTGGGGCAAGGCAATATATAACACAATCAAGCACAATAACTCTCTCAAACAATTTCTAGTTTTTTTGCAAAGGGTACCCATACTGGTATATCATTATTTTTAAAATAATATATATTATGATTAGAATATTGCAGACTCAGACAAAAAAGTCTTATGACTCATCTCTTCTCCTCAAAAGTTTGGGTCTGCTCTAGCTATAGGAGTTAAAATGGAAGAAATGAATAACTTAGAAAACATGCTGGGCGGAGGCTCCAACATGATGGCTACTGATACCGAAACGGTTTCTCAAGCAGATGTTTCTGAAGCGCAAGCTGCGCTAAGTGAGATTCGTGCTTTGGTACAAGAAATGATGGCTGCTGGTATGTCAGAAGCTGAAATAGATGCTTTTTTAAAACAATTTGGCATTTCTTTACAGGATCTTGCTTTAGCAGAACAGAGTCTTGGTAATCCTGAGATTATGAGTAAAGTTATGGGGGACTCTATGGGCATGATGTACGGCGGAGCTGTAGAGGACTTAACTGGCGGCATGGCTAGAGGTTTAATGTACGGAGGTCCAGTTACGGGTTACGCTGAGGGCGGTACAATAGAAAAATTATTAGCTGATATAGAGTAAAATGCGGGCTTCCAATCCTACAGCTACCAATCCAGATTTAAAAAATATTTACGACCAAGGGATTACGGCTTTGGGCGTGGCTAGAGATTTTATTCTGCCAGAGTTTGTTACCAACCCAGCCGAAGCTACTTACGCTAGTATTGGTGTTGATTTAGTAGGTTTGTTTCCTATGGCAAGATTATTGAAAGGCGGAATGATTTTGAAAAATTACTTTAGCTATGTAGATCGTATGGGTATAGATGACATAAAAAAAGAATTGAAGAGGTTGAACAAAGGTAGAAATGTTAATAAAGCAATATTTAGTACACTTTCACCTGATTTAAGAAAAAATGAAAAACAAAAAGAACTTATGTTTAGCAACGCCATAGTAAAAAAATTAGGAGATCGAAGAGAGCAATTAAACAAATTAGATACTGCGGAAAAAATTATGGGAACCGCAGGAGACGGTAGTAAAATTATTCCAAAATTTTCTGTTGGTGGTGGTGTAGGTAGTTTCTTTACTGATTTATTTAATAATTCACAAGACGATAGAGTAGATGAAGAAGTTATTGTCGTTGGCGAAAGGCCAAATCCAATAGATTATGGTGGCATAGTAGATGCGATTAGCACAGGCTTAGATATTTACGACCTACTCAACCCTAGACCTGAAATGGTTTATTCTGAGCCAGCAGCCCAAGCAAATATGGGTATTGCAAGCATGATGCCTCCACAATCTATAAATACGGGTGGCGGTAGCGATATAAGACTAGCTGATTATATGACTGAATTAGAAAGGCGAGCTTTAGTGCAACAAATGTTATCTGAATTATTGGGGTAAGAAATGGCTACTAGGTCTGAACTTACCGCAGATATTCAAAATTTAATAGGCGAAGGTAAGGTGCGTGATGCTTATCGTAAGTTTGAAGAGTTGCCTATTGTTGATCAGATTGCTATTAGCGTAACCCCTGGTATTGGAGATGTCTTAACGGCTTACGAAGTTGGCGAGTTCGGTACTAGAGCTAGTGAAAGAGTCCAAGAAGGAGATCTCTTAGGTGGTTTAGGATATGGTGCTTTAACAGCTCTTGGTATTGCTAGTTTTGTGCCAATTTTAAGATTCATACGAGCTCGAAAAGCAGTCCAACCGTTAGCAAAAAATGAACCTAAGTTGTTAGAAGCACCTAAAGAAGATGCTGTCGAAGCAGTAGATTTTATTAAAAAAGATTTAGATGATTTAGCTTACCCTAATACTTCAGGTTTGATATCACCTACTAGAAAATTTATCTCTGAGCAGGCAGGCAACAAATTACCAGAACGTGCAACCGTTAGTAAATATGTAGCTTTGTTAAAAAAAGTTGGTAAAGGCAGTAAAGTGACCGAAGGTGAATTACGAGCTTTACGAATCACGGATGAATTTGGACAGCTGCATCCACAATTGAAAAAAAACTTTGGCGATAAAGAAATATCTTTAGAGATGTTAGATCAATATATTAAAAAAAATCAAAAAGGTTTGTTTAATTTTAAAAATGTTGCAAAGACAGATAGACATATGCCTAACATTACTGAAAGTGCTGCTAGAAATATTGGTGTTTCTGATGCTTTAGAAACTCAAAAAGTTTATCAGGTAAGAAATTTAGAAGATTTAAGAAAAAAAGGACAAAGCACAACAAATCATTACCCCAAATACGAAAATGTTTTAGTTTTTGATGGGGTTGTAGATTTGCCAAGTGGAGCTGGCAAACGAAGAGTAGTGGCTAGAATACAATCTGAATACTCAAAAATGTTAAGTAAATACGTTCAATCAACAAAAAAACCCTTTTCTACAATTGCTGAAGCAAAAGAACTTTTAAAAAAAGCAAAAAATATTAAACAAGAAACCGTTCAAGCTGCTTATTTGAAAGCTCAAGCAGCAGTCAAAAAAGCTGAGTTAGTTAAAGTTGGTAAAAACACCCCAGAAGGTAAAAAATTATCAAAAGAAATAAAAGACTTAGATAAAGATATAGCTAAGATTGTTGAATCGTACAAAGAAAATTCAAAATTTGTTACTGAGTATAAAATGCCAAGTAGACGTAGTTTTCCTGAACTAGCAGATGATATTGAAAATTATTACAAAAAATTATTTTATGATCCAACTAGACCTTTGAGTACCGTCCCTGGTGAAAAATCTTTTAGTAAATTTTTACAAGCAAATGCTAATATTACTAGCCCTGTATTCAGAGGCAAAGATGGTAAAGAAATTCTAAAAATACCTGTATCTTTTAGAGGTAGTAATAAATTACGTAGAGGTCCATTTGACGATAAAGATATTGCTCGAACCGAAGTGCCAACTGTCAGAGAAAATATAGCTGCCGCTGCCGCTGATCCTGAAGTATCTGAATTGACTTTTACTAGTGCTAGAGGCAGCATAGTTAGAGATGGGGGCAGTCAATTCAACAGAGATTTTTATGACAATAAAGTGCCAGCGCAAATAGAAAAGGTTTTAAAAGAACTTGGTATGGAGAAAAAATTTGTCAGAGCAACACGAGATTCAGATCTTTTAGATTTAGGTTATGATATAAAAATAGATGATGAATTACGACAAGCTATAGCAGAGAAAGGTATAAGTGCCTTTAGATCTGGTGGTGCTGTTGATCCAAGAATTAGCAAAGGTATGGGCTTTGATGGTCTGGATGAAATAGAAAGAAAACTTTCGTCTTTACAAATACCTTATGACTATACCAAAGATGGTAAATTAGAAATTATATGAGTTTAGGGCATTTATCTGACTCTGAAATAAAAGAAGCGTTGGCTTTGAAAGAACGCTTAGATTTAATAAAAAAACAAAAAGGTTGTCAGGATAATTTTTTAAATTTTGTTGAGCATATGTGGGATGGTTTTATTTGTGGTCGTCATCATAAAATTTTTGCTGAAAAATTAGAAGGTATTGCAAATGGCACTATTAACCGTTTGATTGTTAATATGCCACCTAGACACACTAAATCTGAATTTGCTTCAACTTATTTTCCTGCTTGGATTATGGGTAAGACACCCAATCGTAAAATTATGCAAGCCACTCACACTGGTGAACTAGCAGTACGTTTTGGTCGTAAAGTTAGAAACATGATGGACACACCTGAGTATCAAAAAATATTTCCAGAAGTAACTTTATCATCCGATAGTAAATCTGCTGGTCGTTGGGAAACCAATAAAAACGGCGAATACTTTGCTGCGGGTGTTGGTGGTGCAATTACTGGTCGTGGTGCAGATTTAATGATTATTGATGATCCGCATTCAGAACAAGATGCTTTGAGTCCGACAGCTATGGAGTCTTGTTGGGAATGGTACACTTCTGGACCTAGACAGCGTTTACAACCAGGTGGGGCTATAGTTTTAGTTATGACCAGATGGAGTAATTTAGATCTTACCGCTAAATTATTAAGTGCTCAAAAAGAGCCGCTGGCCGATCAGTGGGATGTAGTTGAGTTTCCAGCTATCTTTCCTGAAACAGAAAAACCTTTATGGGAAGAGTTTTGGGGTAAAGATGAATTATTAAAAGTAAAAGCATCTCTACCTGCTATGAAATGGAATGCTCAATGGATGCAAACGCCTACCGCAGAAGAAGGTTCAATTATTAAAAGAGAATGGTGGCGTAAATGGGAGCATGATTCTTTACCAGCAGTTAATTACATAATTCAAAGTTACGATACGGCTTTCTCAAAAAAAGAAAATGCCGACTACTCTGCAATTTCTACTTGGGGTGTTTTTCGTCCCAATGAAGATGCGCCTGATTCAATCATACTATTAGATTGTCAAAAAGGTCGTTATGATTTTCCAGAGCTTAAAAGAGTGGCGATGGAAGAGTATAAATATTGGGAACCAGACATGGTGTTAATTGAAGCAAAAGCTTCAGGTACTCCTCTAACTCATGAGCTTAGAAGACTTGGCATTCCCGTAGTAAATTATTCGCCAACGAGAGGTCACGACAAAACAACTCGGATGCATTCAGTCGCACCTATTTTTGAAAGTGGTCTAGTTTATGCGCCCATAAGAGCTTTTTCAGAAGAGATGATAGAAGAATGTGCGTCTTTCCCCTTTGGTGCAAATGATGATTTATGTGATACTATGACTCAAGCTTTAATGAGATTTAGAGAAGGTGGTTTGCTTTCTTTGAATGATGACTATGAAGACGATGAAAAACCAATTACAAATAGAGTTTATTATTAATGGGTATTTACATAACACAATATGAAGAGGACGGAGTCTTAAAAGAGGGTCCTTGTATTTTGGCACACTCTTGGGAAAACGCTTTAGAGCAAGCGGATTATTTTAACTTAGAAATAGTTGGCGAGCTTAATACAAATGGCATGTTAGCGGCAGATAGAATTTTGCATTAAAAATGGCTATAGAAAATCAACCAATTGCACCTAACACTTTAAATGCTGACAAACCAAAATCAGTTGAAGAAGACGAATTGTTGCAAGTAATAGAGGGCGTGCAACAATCTGGCGAAGGTGGTTTTATTATACAAGACGATGGTAGTGCTGTTTTAGATACAGGCCAACCTGATATGGTTCAGTCTGATTTTAATCAAAACCTAGCAGAGCTAATAGAAGAATCGGAGTTAATGAACATAAGCAATCAATTAATTGATGGCATTGAAAAAGATAAAGCCTCTAGAGAAGATTGGGAAAAAACTTATATAGACGGACTTAAATATTTAGGTATGAAGTTTGATAGTGAAAGATCTGAACCTTTTGCTGGTGCTTCAGGGGTTATTCACCCTTTATTAGGAGAAGCCGTAACCACTTTTCAAGCACAAGCTTACAAAGAGTTGTTACCAGCAGGCGGTCCTGTAAAAACTCAAGTGGTGGGTCAATACGATTCCACCATAGAAGAACAAGCACAACGAGTCAAAGAATTTATGAACTATCAAATAGTTCATGTCATGGAAGAGTATGACGAAGAATTAGATCAGTTGTTATTTTATTTACCTCTAGCTGGTTCTGCTTTTAAAAAAATATATTATGACGAAGTCTTGGGTAGAGCTGTTTCTAAATTTGTTGCACCAGAAGATTTAATTGTGCCGTATTACACTACCGATTTAGAAAACTGTCCTAGAATTACTAACATAATAAAAATGCCTGAAAATGAGGTTCGTAAATTACAACAACAAGGATTTTATAAAAAGATAGATTTATATGGTGGCGAAGAAGCTACTAATTATTCAGGCGTTAAAGAAGAAATTGAAAAATTATCTGGTCTAGAACCAGAGTATGATTCAAGTGAAGTTAATTTGCTTTACGAAGTACATTGTAATTTAAATATACCTGGTTTTGAGGACATGTCAGCAGATGGTAGGCCCTCTGGTGTTAAATTACCTTATATAGTTACTATTGATGTAAACAGTCAAGCTGTTTTATCCATTAGAAGAAATTTTTTAGAGAATGATCCGTTAAGAAACAAAATAGATTATTTTGTCCACTTTAAATTTTTGCCAGGATTAGGTTTTTATGGGTTTGGTTTAACACATATGATCGGAGGACTTTCCAAGGCATCTACATCAATACTAAGGCAATTAATTGACGCAGGAACTCTTGCCAATCTACCTGCTGGGTTTAAGACAAGAGGGATTAGAATAAGAGACGAAGATTCTCCTATTCAGCCTGGAGAATTTAGAGATGTAGATGCCCCAGGTGGTTCATTGAGAGAGTCGATCCAACCCCTACCATTTAAAGAGCCAAGTGGGACGTTGTTAAATTTATTAGGAATTTTAGTTGAATCAGGTCAAAAATTTGCCTCTATTGCAGAAATAAACACTGGTCAAGGCAATCCTAATGCGCCAGTAGGTACCACTTTAGCTTTGCTAGAAAGATCTACTAAAGTTCTATCAGCCATACACAAAAGATTACACGCAGCACAAAAAAAAGAATTTAAATTGTTAGCTACTGTATTTAAAGAATATTTACCTAATGAATATCCATACATGACAGCTAACGGAAATATGCAAATCAAAATAAATGATTTTGATGATCGAGTAGACATAATCC